TACACACAGGGCGCCAAATTAAAGAGGACGCATGACAGAGATACTAGATATTGACGTACAGAAGACCGTGAGAAAGCTACCCATGGATGGCGTACAGGATATGGTAGTAATTCTTGATATGGGTAAAGGCAATAAGGTTAAGACCTTTACAACGTTCGAAGACGATAGAGACACAGCAGCGCTGATAAACGAAGCTCTGGACATTTATGACCCTATTATGGATTTGGAGTTAGAGTAATGACTAAGATTAAGAGCTTATCTGTCCATAAAAACACAAAAGAACAAAGACGCAGGAAAGAGCTACGCAGCGAATTAATAGACGCAGCGAAATATTCAGTTAAGGATTCGGGTATATCAGGTTACTGTATAGTCGTATGGGATAAGAACAACAATTACGAGGCATACTGGGAATCAGGACAACTGCCGGGCGATCTGGTCGGCGAGTATGTAAAGAACGCAGTGAATAGAAAAATATCAATGATAGATGCCGAGAGCATCATGTATGACGAATAATGTTTCACATCGTATCTGTTTACGCGCTTTTAATATCGATCGATATAAACGGATACAAAACAAAGCACGATTGCGAAGCAGCAATATATCAACAAATGAAGGTACTTGAAACTCTGCCGGAAGATTTCTGGCCGGAGCAGGTATTTTGTAAACACATACCAGAAACAAGAGGGATTTAATGACGAATTACGTAACATGGACAAAAGACAACCAACCGATTAAAGGGGATGTTCTCCAGTATGTAGGAAATCCAGTAGCTAACCACGCAACACCATCAACAGGTGTCGCAACATCGTCAGCGCCAGAGGGTGCAACTTCGGCAGTGGTATGGGCGGATGTAGCAACAACAGTTCAGGTATCACACATCAAGGGAAAGAATGGCGCGGAAACTAATAACTACACAATGGCAATACCAGCGAATTACGTACTTGCGATATCAAATGTAGTGCCGGGCAAAACAACCATCGAAATGACAGATATTTAATAGCTACGTTACTCGGCTTAAGAGAGCAACAAACCAAGGGGAAACCCGACACATGACAGGAAACGCAGAAATAATCACGCAGAAGCAAAGAAACTTCTGTAACGCCTTTGTAGAAACAGGCAATGCCAGTGAAGCTTATAGACGCGCATACAGCACAGATAACATGAGCGCGGAAAGCATAAAAGTAGAAGCCAGTAGGTTGCTAGATAACCCTAACGTTTCCCTAACCGTAGAAGAGTTAAGAAAACAACACGCAGAACGCCATAACGTAACAGTTGATAGCATCACTAAAGAGCTAGAAGAAGCTCGTATAATGTCCATGACAGAAAAGCAATTATCAACGGCAGTCAGTGCCACAATGGGCAAGGCCAAGTTACATGGGTTACTGATAGATAAGTCAGATAATCAAACAGAAGTCACAGTAAACTTCACTAAGACGGTTAAAAGCGCAAAGAGTGGAGATTAACGTAAATTATGAGTCAGCGGACTGGGCGCAGGCTTTAGACCCTAAATACAGATATATATTCATTAAAGGTGGTCGTTCATCGGGTAAATCCCATGAAACATCATTATATCTTTTGGAGCGGTCAGCAGAAGAAAAAGACCTCAAGATAGTTTGTCTAAGGGAAATCCAGAAAAGTATTGATAAATCATCAAAGAGCTTGATTGATAACAAGATTAAAAAAGACGGCTTTGCTCCGCTTTATGAATCCATCAAGACAGAGATAAGAAAAAAATCAGATGATGGTCACTTCTACTTTCAAGGTATGAATGATCTAAACGCTGATAGCGTAAAGTCCCTAGAGGATTACAAGATAGCGTGGTTTGAAGAAGCCCAGAACATTACACGCAACACACTCAAGGTATTAAGACCGACAATCAGGGCAAAAGGCTCACAGATTATCTTCACATGGAACTCTAAATTCCCTGAAGATGCGATTGAAGAGTTTTGCAATCAGATCAGGAACGAGCCTGATGTACTGGTTATTCACGTAAACTATACTGATAACCCATTCCTTACCGAAGAAGTATATAGAGAAGTTGAGCTGGATAAAAAGAACTATCCTGAAGACTTTGACCATATATGGCTCGGTGATTACGATACATCATTCCACGGTCACTATTACGCTAAGTTATTAGAAGAAGCTAAAGCAGACGGCAGAATAACGGAAGTACCACGCAAGGCGGGTGTTGATGTTATTAACGTATGGGATTTAGGGCGAGCTGATGCAACCGCTATATGGGTCGTTCAGATGGTTGGATTACAGCCTAGAGTAATTGATTACACAGAAGGTAATTTTGAAGAGCTAAGCCATTATGCAAGCTGGGTTAAGGAAAACGGCTATAACGGTCTTACAGTCCTACCCCACGATGCTAAGCATAAGCGTTTAGGTATGAAAGGCTCTATTGAAGACCAGCTCAAGACATTAGGGCTAACAAATACAAAAGTACTCCCGGCAATTAGTGTTGATGCAGGCAGACGATTAGCCAAGAGCTTAATCAAAGAGGCTTATATTGACGAGCATAAGTGTAAAGACGGTCTTCAAGCACTAAGACACGAAAAAGCAGAGAAAGACGAGCGCACAGGCAAATGGAAAGAGATCCATGAGCGTGATGGTGCGGCAGCGTTTAGATACATGGCGCAGTACTTATCTATCAAAGAAACAACAAAGAAACCAAAAAGAGAAAAGATACCAATGCAACAACGGAGCGGTTCATGGCAGAGCTAGAAGACATTAAAAGCCGCTTTGAGGATACACTCGCATTTTATGTCGAGGAGCATGAGCGCGGTACAGAAGACGCGGACTTTGCTTTAGGTGAGCAGTGGGACGAGCAGGATAAAAAGAACCGCCATAATGATAAGCGCCCTGCCCTAACTGAGAACATTTGCTTGCCGTTTATCGAGCAGGTTGTAAACACAGCAAGAGAAATGCGCCCATCTATTAAGGTAGCCCCAGTAGATGACCAGGGCGATCCAGACACAGCAGAAGTATATAAGGGTTTAATTCGTAATATTGAAAGACAGTCGGCCGCGTCTATTGCTTATGATACAGCCGTACAGAATTCGACAATGACAGGTTACGGATGGATTAGGGTTAACACGAAATACAGTGACCCTATGTCATTTAATCAAGAAGCATGCATTGAAGCCGTTCCTGACTGGCAGAGTGTAATGCTAGACCCATCACATGAGCGCCCTGACGGATCAGATGCGGAATATGGTTTCATTTATAAGGACATCGACAAAGACGTATTTGAAAAAGAATATCCTGACGCTGAGCCTGAGAGCTTTGAAACAGGCACATGGCGACAGACATCAACAACGGACGGCGAGAAAGTCCGTATTGTTGAATACTTCTATAAAGAATATGACGAAATAGAGATATATGAGTGCTTACTGCCAGATGGTGCGGTAAGAGTACTAACGAAAGACCAGATTGAAGCCCTCCAAAGTGAGGGTTTTTTTGTGCAAGAATTACAGAGCAGAACCACAAAGCTTCCAACGGTTAAGTGGTGCAAGTTATATGGCGGCGGCGTATTAGAGGAAACGGAATGGTTAGGGAAGTATATCCCTTTAGTTCCTGTTTACGGCAAGCTGGTATGGCATGACGGTAGGCTGAAGTCTTACTCGCTTATTACGCAAGCAAAAGACCCTCAGAAGATGCTGAATACAATCAAGACAACGATTGCGGAGATTGTCGGAAGCCAGCCTAAAAACCAGCCAATGATAGGTGCTGTAGGGCAGTTTGATACGGATGAGCGTTGGCAGAACGCAAATACAACAAACTACGCGGAGCTTCAATACGACCCTGTCATTATTACGGATGAGAACGGCAACTCAATGCTTGCTCCTCCTCCGACTAAACAACAGCCACTGCAAGTAAGCCCTGCCCTATTCCAGATTGAGATGAATGCGAAGATGGGTGTATCAGCCGCACTCGGGATGTATGAAGAAAATCGCGGTGATGAATCCAATGCAATATCAGGCATAGCGATTAAATCACGCCAGCTAAGAGGTGATAAGGCAACATTCCACTTCATTGACAACCTTGCAAACTCTATCCGTCATGTAGGCGTTATCTTAATTGATATTATACCGAAGCTTTACAATAAAGAGCAGGTTTTAAGAATTATCGGCGCTGATGGCAGAGAAAAAACTGTCACAGTAAACCCTAACGCTCAGACAGATAAAACGCAGGGTATCTATAATCTAGGCGCAGGCCAGTACGATGTGGATGTGGATGTGGGATCTTCTTACGCAACACAGCAACAAGAGTTCTTAGACATCTCCAAGGAATTAATCAAGGCACATCCTGAATACGCATCAATAGCAGGCGATAAGATTATCGAAGCCGCTGGCGGGCCGTATGCAGATGTTATCGCTGAAAGAATTAAGGCCAACATGCCTCCTGAAATGCAGGGTGACGATCCTACAGCACTAAAGCTTATGGGAGTCATGAAGCAGCTACAGGCAAGTGAGCAAGAAAAAGAACAGCTCTTAATCGCATTGGATACCAAGAAGAAAAATGAAGAGTTCGACAACCAAATTCAAGCAGGTGAATTAAAGGTCAAGGAATCCGAAGCTGAAACGCAGCGCCTAAAAGTCCTTGCCGAGATTGAAGAGAAGCGATTGAGCGCAGAGGGCATACAGTCGGAAAGACTAGCCGATCTTGCAGACGCAATTCTAGACATTAATGAAATGATGCAAGCGCAGTCCGCCAAGACTGATGAACACGCAGAAGTCATTAACCTATTCCTCCAAAGAGAAGAACAGGCAACAGCCCAGCCTGAAAGGGAAACTCCCGCCAATTAGGGCTTAACTTAAACTAGCGAGTACCAGCAATGGAAAACGTAGAAGGTGTAGAAGCCGAAGAAACGACAGCAACGGATTCTGTCGAAAATCAACAATCCGAACCTACAGAGCCAGAAGTAACCGAGCAAGGAGAACCTGAGGAAGTAGAGAATGCCGAAGAAGGCCTTAGTGATGAAGAAGCAGCAAAGCTTTTAGATGATCCGAAAGTAAAGGAATTAATCGAAAAGCAAGTTGAAGAGAAAACAGCACGACAAAAGGCAGCAAACAGGCAGCTAAACAAAAAAATTCAAGATGCGCAGAAGAAGCTTCAAGAATTAAAAGAGCAAAAGCAACCTGAGAAACCAGAGCTTAGTGATTTTGATACTGATGCCGACTATGAAAAGGCACTTGAGGATTACAATGACGAGCGCGTAACGCGCAAAGCACAAGAGGCACTGTTAGTACAAGAGGCACAAGCCGCCGCTAACGAGCAATATCAGCAATCAAGAGAAAACTTCCAAGAGCTGGAAACCGCGTTTAAAGCGGAAAATCCTGACTATGAAGCCAATACGCAAGTCGTACAGGAATACATCGAAATGATTCCTAAAGACGATGCAGGCTTTCAAGAGTTCGGCAAATACATGGCTTTTGAATGTGAAAACGCTCCCGCATTGCTAAATCACCTCGGCGCTAATCCTGAGAAAATTGAAGCCCTTTTAGGTAAGCCCCCTGCCCTCATCAAGAGGAAGCTAGAGGGATACATGAAAGAGGTCAGCGCACCACAAAAAGAAATACCACAACCACTACCTAAACCGCCTGCAAAGGCAAAAGGATCAGCCAAGCCTAAGAGAACGCTAGATGACGCAGAGAGCGTACTTGGCGCACTTGGGCTTAAATAAGGAGATATTAAATGGCTAATACAATTAATACAGTAAAAGACGGCCCTGGGTTATTTGCCAAGGGTGTTGCAGAAAGACTACGTGATAACCTAAAGTTCTGTTCATTTGTAGATAAAGCAGATGAGTCAGAGTTTGACGGTAAAAACGGCTTTAAATCAGGCGATACGATCTACACATCTATCCCTGCTCGTAAGATTGTTCAAGAAGATAACTTGGATATTTCTTCACTAAACAAAGACTCTAAAGAAGAAAAAGCAGCCCTAACGCTTGATAAGACAGCAACAACTGCTGATGAATTTGACTCTTTAGAACTAGCGACAGATGTTGATGTTAAGAACGCACTTAAGCGTTTTGGTATGCCTGCTGCGGATGCACTAGCTCACCAAATCGAAGCGCGTTGTTTCCAGATTGCAACTGACAAAACATACAATTTATCAGGTACAGCAGGTAGCACTCAATTCACTGTTTCAGACATCTTAGAGTCTAAGACATTGCTTGATGAAAACCTAGCTCCTCTGAATGACCGTATGTTGTTTATGAACAGCCGTAACGGTGCAGAAGCGGTTGACGCCCGTAAAGGTCTATTCCAGTCTTCTGAGGAAATTGCCAAGCAATACCGTGATGGTTACATCGGACGTGCAGATGGCTTTGATTGGGTTCAAACTCAACTAGTCGGTAGCCTTACAACAGGTTCTCAAGGTGGTACACCACTTACTGATGGTACTGGCTCTGAGGGTGATGCAATCATTCATATTGATGGCGTTACTTCAGGCAACACATGGACAAAAGGTACAGTCTTCACAGTTGAAGATATTTACATGGTTCACCCAATCACGAAAGAGACTACCGGCCAGTTACAGAAGTTCGTAGTAACTGCTGATACGACTTTCACAAGTGGCGAAGCTGATGTTCCTATTTCTCCATCACTATATGCGGCTGCTACTGATGGTCGTAAGAACGTTGATGCACTGCCTACTGATGGCAAGACAATTACGCTATTAAGTGGCGCTACAGCATCCACAACTTACAACCAGAGTTTAGCTCTGCACAAATCAGCGTTCAAGATGGTTACAGTTCCACTGTACCAGCCTAAAGGTGTTGATCTGGTAGCTTCTGAAACAGTTGACGGCATCACAGTCAATATCGTTCGCGATTACGACCAGACATACCGTAAGATCACCACACGTTATGACGTGTTGTATGGTTTTGATGCGGTTCGTCCTGAGTGGTCAACACGTATCACTGCGTAAATCTAATAAGCCCTCGCTAAACGTTGGAAGCGTAAGCGGGGGTTTTTCTTTATATAAGGAGCTTAAAATATGAGCACAGGTATTATTGCAGGTAACGTCAAATCAATCACAGTCATGCAGGCTACAGTTGATCTAGGCTCAGTTGCCGCTAACACTTCGGAAGAAGAAACAGCCACACTAACAGGCGTTAAGACAGGCGATATTGTTCAGGTGATTAAATCTGACCTAGACGCGGGTATTATCCTCGGTTCTGTTCGTGTAACTGGCGATGATTCAATCTCAATTCAGGTTGTTAATACAACAGCAAGTCCAGTTGATGCAGCAAGCGAAACTATGGACTTTCTAGTGGTTCGCCCTGAGTCAGTTACAAACTACCCGACTAAGGTACTGTCTTAATGACAACAGCGCGTGATCTGGTTCAAAAAGCACATAAGAAAATCTCGGTATTAGGCCAAGGCTCAACCCTGACCAATGAAGAGATCAATGACGGCTTTGATGAAATGAACGCAATGATTGCGCAGTGGTCAACTGATGGTGCGTTAATCTTCACCGAAACTAAAGAAACATTCAGTCTGTCTGGGGCTACCTCCTATACTATAGGCTCTGGGCAGACTTTTAACACTACACTACCAAGAGATATTAAAGCGGCTTATGTAAGTGAGAATGGCTTTGATACGCCATTAAGCTTAATGGATAATGTTGAATATGCGGGTATTTCGGATAAAGACCTAACAGGCACACCTGAAAAGATTTACTTCGATGGTAATTATCCAACAGGAAACATCTATATCTGGCCTGTAGGATATTCCTATACCACATTGACGATGTTTACAGAAAAACCACTAACAAGCTTTAGCTCTTTAACGACAACATTTGAAATGCCGCTAGAGTACGAAACAGCGATTATTTACAACTTGGCTGTAAGACTAGCACCTGACTATGAAAAAGAAGCTTCTCAGACTGTAAAAACCATAGCGAAAGACTCCCTTGCAGCGGTAAGCAGGCAGAACAAGAAAAACAATAATAACAAGGTAGCTGTTGATAGCGCATTTTTAGGAAGCGGTACATACGATATTAATACAGGGCAGGTTCGATGAAGATTCCTATAGTCGGGCCGTCTTATCAAATGGACTCGCGCAAGTTTGATGTCCAAAGAACCATAAATTTATATCCTTTAGTGTCTGAGAATGAAAATTCAAAGGATATTGTAGCGTTAAAGAAATGCCCAGGCACTTCGGTTTATAGAACTGTAGGAAGCGGCCCGATACGCGGGTGCATATCAACATCAAGAGGCCGCGCTTTTGTGGTATCAGGCTTTGATCTGTACGAGATTACAGCTACAGGAAGTACGAACTTAGGTTCACTCAACACAGCGACAAGCAGAGTATCCATTGCTGAGAACGGCGATCAAGTAATGATTGTTGATGGTATGGATGGTTGGATATTCACGCAGAGTACAGATACATTTGCTCAGATAACTGACGGTGATTTTCCTAACGCGTCAGTTGTAGTTTATCTGGATGGTTATTTTATCGTCAATAAGGCAAATTCAGCAGCGTTTTATATATCATCTTTAAATGATGGCTTTACATGGGACGCTTTAGACTTTGCAGTAATGTCATCAAACCCTGATAACCTAATCGGATTAGCTGCGGATAGAGGTAATTTATGGGGTTTTGGCAATAGATCAGTTGAGGTCTTTGACAATACCGGCAATGCTTCCTTTCCGTTTGAAAGAATAGACGGCTCGGTTATACCGACAGGCTGCGAAGCCCCTTTTACAGTTAAAAGAACAGACAACGCTTTAGTATGGCTTGGCGTTGACGAGGAAGGGCGTGGAGTGGTTTGGAGATCAAATGGCTACAATGCTACTAAAATCTCAACACAAGCTATAGACAAGCGAATAGCAGAGTCCACACAAAGGGATGAGTCCTATGCATGGACATATCACCAACAAGGACACGCTTTTTACTGCTTACAGGTTAAGGGACTGGATACAACTCTAGTTTACGACCACGCAACAAAGCAATGGCATGAGCGCAGCTTTCAGAATGCGACAATAAACGCAAGAGAGCAGCATAAAGGCTCGTGTCACTTCGTATTTGATAACAAGAACCTTATCGGAGATCGTGAAAACGGCAATATCTATGAGCTTTCCTTGGGTAATTATGATGATTACGGCGAGGAAATGATATGGGAGCGCATAACGCCCCATTATGACATGGAAAAACAGCTTATTACTCATTCTAAACTCGAATTGGACTGTGATGTAGGTTTAGGCCAAGCAGACGGATCAGACCCTCAAATAATGCTGAGATATTCAGACGATGGCGGCTTTACATGGTCTAACGAGCTATGGACTTCACTTGGTAAATTAGGTGAGTACGGAAAGCGCGTAGAATGGCGCAGACTAGGGCAATCAAGAGATAGGGTCTACCACTTAAAAGGCTCTGCACCTACAGCATTTCAATTAAATGAGGCTTATTTAAATGGCGCTTAAAAACCCACCTATTCAAGATGTGACCTTAGAAGAAGATGGGCGCTTTAGAGATACTTGGATCAAATGGTTCAGGTCTGTAACGAAGGAAAGCAAAGAGGGTTTTACAGGATCGTTTAATAATGCCGATGGTGACACTGTTACAGTGGTAAACGGCAAAATAACAGATGTTAGCTAGATATGCCACAAGACAAGACCTCCCTACTGTTTATAAAATGGCTTGGGATGGCTACAAAGAACTAAAAGAGATTATACCCGAAACCGTTGACCCTGATTTACTATATGAATGGGTTAATAAGGCTTACACACAAGCCCCGCAAGTATTACTTGAAAAGAACGGCGAGATAATAGGTTTTTGGGGGCTATGCACAGTTAAAGCGGCATGGTCATACGAAACTATGTTGGCAGATTATATGTTTTATATCCTGCCAGAACACAGATCATACAAGGCGACTAAAACCCTAAAGGAAGCGGTTTGCAATGTTGCCGACAAACACAAACTCACATTACGGTTAAGCTACCTATTTAAAGGTAAAGTTCCCTTACATGCGCGGATATTCGGTATGATGGGCTTTAAAATACGTGGCTTTATCGGTTTTTATAAAGGATAGAAGATGGGCGGTAAAAGCAGCGGCGGCTTTGATGCTAGTGCAGCAATCCAGTACGGAGATAGAGCACTAGACATCCAAGAAGATATTTACAACGAGAACAAACAGTATATCCAGCCTTACTATGATACAGGTCTTAGTGGATTGGAGATGTTGAGTAACATGATGGGCATAGGCTCATCAAGAGAACAGCTTTACAACGAATTAGCTCCTTCATACACAACAGAAACAACATCAACAACTGGCGGTATGGGTGGTCAGGATCTTTATATAGATGAAAACGGCCAGCTAACAACCCAGCCACGATATATAGGTGATGTTTCTAACGCAGCAACAACAAGCCAATACAATACTCCATTTTCAACAAACGAGACAGTAACTAACTCAGAAGTTGACCTAGACGGACTAAACGCAGCGATAGCAGCAGAAATGGAGGCAGAACAAAGTGCTGATGGTTTTGGCTCACTCATGCAGACATTCGGAATGGATCAGTTTGAAGCCGACCCCGGCTATCAATTCAGGCTTGATGAAGGCCAAAAAGCTTTAGAACGCGCGGCAGCAGCAAGAGGCCAATATTACGACCCATCAACTGTTAAAGCCCTGAGTGAATATAACGCGAACATGGCTGACCAAACATACATGGATTCATACAACCGTTATAACAACGACCAGACTAATATGTTTAACCGCCTAGCCTCTATGGCAGGTATCGGACAAACAGCCACAGGGCAGCTTACAGGTGTAGGAAATAACTATTCTAATGCTGCAAGCCAAACATTAGGATCTGTAGGTAGCGCGGTACAATCAGCAGCGAATGCTAACGCATCACAGCCGAGCATGTTTGATACTCTGCTAAGCACAGGTGCGCAGTTAGGTACAGCTTATTTCATGTCTGATATTCGTATGAAAGAGAATATTGAATATATCGGCAAGGAAAACGGCTTCAATACTTACAAATTCAACTATAAGGGCGGCGATAAGCAATATATCGGCGTTATGGCGCAAGAAGTTGAGAAAGTAAAACCTGAAGCCGTTATGGAGCTAAGCGGCATTAAGCATGTTGATTACGACCAGATCGGCATAGAAATGAGAGAGGTATAATGGGCTTTCAACTAGATAACTCATCATTCATGCAGGGCGCTCAATTAAAGCAAAGACAGCAGGAAAACTTCTTCGATGCTATTACGCGCGGCATACAAATGGCGCAGCGTGAAGATTTAATGGACTTGAAGAAGCAAAGAATACTTGCAGATCAAGCCGATAAAGCAAATGATCCGAAAGCTTTAGCAGATTCAGGAATGATGAAATTAGCTCAAGGGATACCCTTATCG